GTGCTAAATACGATTCCTACCGAAAGTGCGGCCACTAAAAGGAATCGCGCCAAACTCTTTATTCGTCAGCCAATCCCCGATCTGCCAAAACTTCCATAAGCGACTTAAATGGTGTCATTTTTAGCCTCTTTCTGTAGGGGTTCCATAATAACATCAACTGACTCCTCTAAATCCTCTAGGGTTCCCGAATTGTCAATTATTCGGTCAAATATCCACTCGTCAAGGGCAGATTCGGATTTGTGGGAATTGGTCGCCAAAACGCCTTTACGCTCAATGCGCCACACTTCGCCAAATAACCACTTTACGGCATCGGCTTCATCGGGAAACCTTACATCTGTTAAGACTATTTTTTCGCCAGCCCTTACATCTTTCAAGGCAGCCTCAACCCAAATATCTTGCGAGAGGAGATTTCTACCGACCTCGGTTCCCATGACCTGTAAAAGTCTGCGCACCTCGGGAGTATTTTTCGCCACCTCCCATGAAAAATCATTGACATATTCGGCAAGGTGTAACCCTATTTCGGGGACAACAATCGGGTTAAGAGTTATTAGGGCTTCTTTGATCTTGTCGGCAAAAGCAATCCTTCTATAGCCGTATTTCCTTATTAATATTTCGGCTACCGTGTCTTTGCCTGTTCTGGCGTATCCAGATAATCCTATAATCATCCCTCAGCTCCAATCTGCCGGACTTCCTCATCGCTAAGGATTCGCTTAGTTAGGTTCACTTCAACTCCTTCTCGATGGCTTCAAGCGTCGGGCAAATAGAATCTTCATCATTGGTCTCACCGCAGCCATTACAAGTCCAATAACCTTCGCAACAAGAACAACCGTTGTCTGCGTAGGAAGTTGTATGAACTCCCACTACCGCTTTAAGCGCATTGCCCAAACGGCTCGAAACGGAACAAGAATCGTTTAGAGATTTAATTTCAGCCAGCAATTCATCGTGGTTCATTGGCTCGCCTTTCTTCCATCAAATCATGATGGGCCTTAGTTACGGACAATTTATCTATAAGGTTATTAGGGCAGTACCTAACTGAGTACTCGTAAGTATTACCGCAGTCTCCGCATTGCCAAGTTAATTCGTCTAGGTTCATTTCTTTCTCATTTCAGTAAAGTAGATACGGCTAAAACGGTAAAGTAGAGAAGTCATTTCTCACCCCTAGCGATAGCGGCGGCATTGCGATAAGCCGCAGTAATGTCACACCTTTGGCACGGAATGTTTGATTTATGCTTTGGGTGATTCTTTTCAGCGTAATCCTCAATCTCTCGCGCTATCTGCTCGCGGAGTTGTTTAATAGCACCAGGAGCAACTATCTCTATTCGGCGCAGTTCTGATTTGCTCACTTCATCTTCCTCGCTTCCTCAATAGCATCTTTAGTTACTTGATTAGGTTCACGCTTAGCGATAGCGGCGTATCTAGCCCTAGCCCATTCGATTCCATCTCGGACATTTTGTAAATTCACAATCTTGAAGTCACCCGTAATTGGCGAACTATCCTCAAGAATCTCCTGTGCTATCTGCTCGCCAATCTCAAACCGAAACTCACAATAGCAATAATGCGCCGTTGGTTTATCGGGGAAGTAGTAAGTGCTTTCAGTTCCACAACCCGCGCAGGGTAAATCTTTTAGGTAACTCACCTACATCACCTCCGCAATCCGTTGGAGTATGTCTGTTGCCGTCTTACAAGGAAACATAACTGAGCCGTACTTTCCGCAAGTTGAACAACACCCTTGCGAATCGCTTTCATGCCTCACCAACACATCTCGGTTGGCTAGGAGAGAGGCGGTTGATGAAACCAAAACATAAGTAGTTACATCATCTGTACCGCCTAATGGACTTAATAGCTTTCTAGCCGCTTCTACATTGCTGTCAATCCACGCCAAGTATTCGTCGGTTGTGTGTTTTGGATTAGTCATTTGAAGTCTCCTAACTGTGATTTCGCCAAAGCAAAATCGGCAATACATTTCCAAGAACAAAGGTCAGCAGTTTCGAATTGGAAACCGTGTTGCTGTTCAGTGTCCATTCGTAGATAAGCTTTATTCTCAAAATGTATGTGGGTAATGTCCTTATGGCATTGGTCGCACAATCTTGTTGTAGCCATTACTCCACCCCCATAATCGCTTTGGCTTGTGCTACTGATTCAGGGCAGGGATAAGACGCTCTGTATTCTGAATACTCGCAAACCTCACACAAATCACCCGCATATGTTTCAAGTCGCTTATGCCTCTCAAAGAACGCTTTGTGGGCGAGCAATAAGGTTAAGACAAAACCTTCAGTGTTCTTTTCTATAAGTTGCGAATCTTTAAGGAGCGCAATGGCCGCACGAGTTCTTAGAATCCCCGTTTCAATCCGTTCCTGCGCCTCTTGAACAATCTCTAGGTCGGTCATTTAGCTATCCCATCTAACTCGGTCTTGGATGTAAATTTATTAACCATCAAATCGTCAATGATTGTGTTTGGGCAATGATCTACATCCACCGTGTAAAGGTTTTTGCAATCTCCGCAACGCCAAAACAGGTTCTCCATTGCGTGAAGGATAGATTCCTTTTTTGTCATTTCAACCCCTCGCTTAGAATTATTGGGTTACGGAGTTCATCCCAGCTATGAGCCAAGCCATCTCTGCCAAACCAGCGTTTAGCGCCAGCCTTATTGGGAATTTGAACATTGACAAGGACAAATGGCTCAGGAGTTTCCGAATCAGGACAAGAACAAATAGCCATCCAAATCGCTTCTAGTGCCGTTTTCATTAGAACAACCCAATCTGATTTAATTCACTTACAACCCAGACAATACACTCATTGCCGTTAATGTTTTGGCGAGTTTTGCCCGAGTCATAAATAAGTTCGTCTTTGATAAGGGATAAGCGTGCTGGGCGAAGCGTATCTCCAGACATTTTCAGGTGCACTTGAATTTCTTGATCTGTCGCGCCGTATTCCTGCTTGTCTAAGATGTATTGGTAAATTTTAGCTTTGTTGGAGCCAACTTTGGGCAGAGATTTTTCCAGCGCAGCTAGGGATGTGGGCCTCACCTCAACCCTGCTTTTTCATTAAGTGATGCAAGTGCTTGATTTGTTAGTCGCGCCAAATGTTCCATGAACTCAATCGCGTTCGCCTCATAAACGATTTTATTTCCGCCCTCAATAAATATAAGGGTCGGAGTGAAGTCTTGTTTCCAAATTACCAGCGCATCTGCTTTTTCGCCAGTAACTAAATTTATTAGCCCTGTTGTCTCTTGCAGTACGCCTAGTTTTTCTGCCGTGCGTCGGTTTTTTCTATTTAGTACCATCTAAATCTCCTTCTTCGATTTTGAGTATGAAATAAAAAATTACTATGATAAGAATTAAGCCTAGACCTAAAAAAGCAAGCATCACCAATAATCCTCTCTCATTTGATCGTGGAGAGAATCATCGCCGCCCATATGATCGGCGCGGTCACAAGTTCCCTTTGGGCAATCTTCACAATCGGGTTCTTCGTGCCATAAATCACAATCACCTGAAATGCAATCAAAACACTTAGAGGGGTCAATTTGGGAATATCCCGAAATCATAATAACTCGCCCCATGTATTTATGAGGGAATAAATCGCGCTTGACTAAAGCTTTAGCGCGGTTATAAACATCTGGGATGATTGGCTTGAGAATTTCAACTGTCATTTGGTGCCTCCGTTTATTAGAAGTGCCGTTCACTTCCAATACGACAAAATTAGCACATCCCTTACAGATTACAAGGATATTTTGATAACAGTTTTGTTATGAATTAGAGGTGTTTAATCTCAATATCTACGCCAAAAATATCGGCGTATTTCTTGGTCGCCACAATTTCGACAATCTGAGCATCGTCAATAAAAGCGATTCCCGTCAGCGCATCTCCGACATTTCTTACATATTTGTCAAGATCGGGAGCGACTGTTGGCATATCTCGTTTAACAGTTTTTGGTCGGCGAACCCTAAAGTGCATAGTGATGCTTATCGGGCCATTATGAGGAGTGAGGTTTTGGGCGGCTTCGACAATCATCGCCCGCCACGCCATTAACTCTTTGGCTTTATTGTGGACGATATGCCCGTTAA